CTTAGCACCTGCAACATCTTCTCTTTCAGAGACAACAGATGTAGATGCAGTAGCACTACCAGATGTCTCAACAGTTTCTGTAACTCTAAATGAGCAAGGAAACTCATCACTTACAACTCGCAAGTTAGAGTTGTTCTCACTATCAGATGTTGACCCAGCAATCGCTGACATCATCGCATACAACATGGCAGACTCTTTGGATGTCATTGCCCAGACACCACTTCGTCAGGGTACAAATGTTATCTATTCAGGTACAGCAACATCAACAGCAACAATCACAGCAGGTATGACAATCACATCTGCTAACCTTCGTAAGGCAGTTGCTAAGTTGCGTACAAACAAGGCTGTTCCTCGCATGGGAAGCCTATACTGGACAGGTATCCACCCAGAAGTTTCACACGACCTTCGTGCTGAGACAGGCAATGTTGGATGGCGTGACATCCACACTCACACAGAGCAGTCACAGGGCAACCTATGGGCTGGCACAATCGGTACATACGAAGGTGCTTTCTATGTAGAAAACCCACGCATGTACTCTGCTAAGACAGGTGCAGACCAGACCGCTCTAGCAACAACTGCAGTAACAGTCGCTGGTACATCAGCAGGCTTTACATTTGGTGTTGCTTCAACAGCAGTCATCGCTTCTCGTGCAGAAGTTGGTGACAAGATTGCAGGAACAGGTATCGCTTCTGGTGCCAAGATTACTGCTATCGAAACATCAGGTTCAACAACAACAATCACTGTTGACACAGCAAATACTGCTGCTGTCACAGCAACAACTGTTGTAACCGTTACACCAGTAACTCGCGTATTCTCAACAATCCTCTGCGGTAAGCAGGCATTGGCTGAGGCTGTGGCTCAGGAGCCAGGCGTAGTTATCGGTAATGTGACTGACCGCTTGATGCGTTTCCGCCCAATCGGATGGTACGGCGTACTTGGTTTCGCCCGCTACCGTGAGGCTGCGCTATACCGCATTGAATCAGGCTCATCAATCGCTGCACTTTAGTAGTGCGGGAGGGGTGGGGCGAAAGCCCTGCCCCTTCACTTATTAGTAAGGACAAACAATGACTCAATATACATTCACAACACCAACTGTTGAGGAAACTCCAATGGGTGAAGGAGTATTGTTTGAGCGTTACACCATCACGCGAGGTGTCACTGTGATGAGACATAATGGTATCTACTCCTCTTACCGATACCCAAGTCAGATAGAAACACTTGCTGCACAAGAACTGTACATGGGTGGAACTGTCACTGTTATTGACCAGGCTACTGCCGATGCCCTTACTGCTCAAGGATACGGCGCTTACATAGAGGCTATCGAATGAATCTACACAAGATACAAACACACCCTGAATTTGTAGAAGGTTGCTTTGGCTGCAAAGCGGCAACACTTGAAATGGGAGTAGGCGATGCTAACTCCAAAGTAGCAATGTCTACTAGCAAGTGGGATGCAGAACTAAAAGCCTACAAGGATGCTCGTGCTCAAGGCATCCAGCCAGCAGGAACAACAATGGCAAAAGTGCAAGAAGCGGTAAGAATTTCCGACAAGGTTGGTAAAGCCTTTGACGGTAATACAGGAACATTCAAATAGGGGGAGCCATGGCTGCTAAAAAGAAACCAGTAACTAGAAAAGTTCAAGTTGTTGATGACAACTACACGCCTTTAGAAGCCTATTGCATTGGACTCAATGAGTACTGGAAGGCGCTTAAGAAGGCAGGCTTTCCAGAATCTATATGCATGACAATGATTATGGATAAAGATTCATACCCAGATTGGATTCTTCCTAAGCCAATCAACCCAACTGATATACCACTGTTCGACCCCTACGAAGATGAAGATGAGGACTAATTATGTGCATTAAATGTGGATGCTACGGCTCAGTAACACCTTACGGTGTAGGCGGGCGTGCAGTTAACGCTGCTCCAACAGAGGCAAACATTGCCCAGTACAACAACATGAAGATTGTTCGTATTGGTGAAGGTGGACCTATGGCAGATAAAGATGACAAGAACGAAGAAAAGTATTCTTAAGCATGGCAAGTAAAAAAGATTCACGGCTGGCGCGAGCAGGGGTGTCAGGCTTTAACAAGCCTAAGCGCACTCCCTCTCATCCAACTAAGTCACATGTTGTGGTTGCCAAAGAAGGTAACCAAGTTAAGACCATTCGTTTTGGTCAGCAAGGGGTAACTGGCGATAGAAAGCCAACAGCCCGTCAAGCATCATTCAAAGCACGACACGCTAAGAACATTGCCAAAGGCAAGATGAGTGCGGCGTTCTGGGCAGACAAGGTGAAGTGGTGAAGAAGAAAGCATTTTGGGATAAGCCAAACCCTAAGAAGAAGTCAACACCGTTGACATCGGCACAAAAGGCTAAGGCTAAGGCAGCGGCTAAGAAGGCTGGCAGACCATATCCAAATCTTGTGGATAACGCAGCAGCACGGAGAAAGGCTAAGTAATGGCAACAGGTAGAGCAGGAAGTTCATTAGCAGACGAACTCAATCGTCTTGCAAACGGTGGTACTTATCCAGTTATGACAGCCTATGAGGTTGAGCAGGGTGCTGCTAACTCTTGGGCTGGTACATCTGGTCTAGGTCTTATTGCTGCTCTCAACTATAAGGCTGACTCAACACGCCAGCCTGATGACTACAAAGACTACAACGCCATTTGCAACGAGTTAGCAGGAACTACTGGACTATCAGGAGTCGTAGCCTTAAGGAGCATTGACCTATGAGTTCTACTTTTAATGAACTAGCAGACCGCGTTGAAGCGGTACTGCATGGCTACACAGAGAACACTGAGCCAAGCACTTGGCTTACTACCAGTGCAACAACTACAACAACAACCTTGAGTGTTTATGATGCTACAGGTATTGGTCGTGGCTATGTGCAGATTGATGACGAAATTGTATTCGTTAACAGCACAGACAATGTGGCTAATACTTTAATCCTTGCACCGTGGGGTCGTGGACAGCGTGGTACTACCGCTGCATCACATGACCAAAACGCAAAGATAACCGCATCCCCACTGTTCCCACGCAATGAGATTAAGAAGGCTATTAACAATACTATTGATGCAATGTACCCAATGGTATTTGCTACAGGTAGCACAGACTTTAAGTTTATTGCAGCACGCACCACATACCAGTTGCCTAGTGATTTTCAGAACGCGCTTAGCGTTACCTACTCAACTGTTGGACCAACTAAAGAGTGGCTTCCTGTGCGTGGATACACCTTAGACCGCTCAGCAGATACAGATGCTTTTACATCTGCTCGTAGCATTAGCGTTTATGCTGGAATCGTGCCTGGACAGACAGTGCATATATTCTACTCAAAGCGCCCAACCCTTCTTGTCAATGGTAATGATGATTACTCAACAACCAGTGGCATGCCTTCGTATTCAGAAGATGTAGTCATCTATGGCGCAGCCTTCCGAATGATTTCTTTCTTGGACCCTTCACGCCTTGGTCCTCAGTCAGCATCTGCAGACATCCTTGATGGTGTGCGCCCAACAGGTTCTGGACAGAACGCTTCCAGATATTTGTACAGCATTTACCAACAGCGTTTAAACGAAGTTGCGGACAACCAACGCCGTCAACACCCAATCCGTTCCCACTACCAGAGATAGGTTAAAAAATGGCAGCAGGCGACCCAGGCTCCCCAGCGCGGTACTACTCCTCGATTGCAGTAGAAACAGCGCTATCAGGTTCCATTCCAGCACAGGCACAAGGCGCGGCTAACACCGCGTTCATTGTTGCATCTGTCTCTGGCTTCCCAGGCAGTTACCCTTACACACTTATTGTTGACCCTGATACTTCCAAAGAAGAAGTAGTCACAGTTTATGCTGGAAGCGGTACAACACTTAGCGTGTATCGAGGCGAAGATAACACTCAAGGTGTAGCACACTCCGCAGGAGCAGTTGTTCGCCACGGTGTATCAGGTCGTGACTTCCGTGAGTCAGAGAATCACATTGCTGCTCGTGGATTTGATATTGACCAGACAATCCTTGATGCTGCTGACCAGACACATGTTCACGGTATTGCAACAGGCGATGGTGTAATCGTAGGTACTCTTAAAGAGCAAACACTTACACGCAAGACTCTTACTACACCTACTGTTAATGGCGCTACAATTACAGGAACAGTCACTGCATCTACTGCAACCTTTACTAGCCCAACTATTTCTGGCTCACCAGTTATCACTGGTCTATCCAGCGCAGGAATGGTCAACTCATCTGCTACACCTAAGATTTATGTAGACAGCATCCTTGGCTCAGCAACAGCCGCTGCTACTAGCGCAGCCTCTGCTGCTGCCAGTGCAACGGCTGCTGCAACAAGTGCAGCAAGTGCAGCCACCAGCGCAGGTAGTTCAGAAACCTCTGCTATCTCATCTGCAACAAGCGCCACTGCTGCTGCTACTTCTGCTACATCGGCTGCAGCCTCTGCAACAGCAGCGGCAACAAGTGCTACAAGCGCAGCAGCATCTGCTACAGCAGCAGCAACCAGCGCAACAAGCGCTGCTGCTTCTGCAACTACGGCTGCTGATTCTGTAGCAACTATTGCAGGTTATGCAACTTCTGCTGCTAACAGCGCAAGCGCTGCTGCAACCTCAGCCACTTCTGCTGCTGCATCAGCCACTGCTGCTGCTACATCCGCTGCTAGTGCTGCTACATCTGCAAGCACAATGGATGCAAGCGTTACCGCTGCTGCAACAAGTGCAGCCTCTGCATCAGCAAGTGCAACCGCTGCGGCAACAAGTGCTACATCCGCTGCTAACTCTGCAACGGCTGCTGCAACATCTGCTACTAGCGCAGCCAACTCAGCATCAGCATCAGCAACTAGCGCCTCTGCTGCAGCCACAAGCGCAACCAGTGCAGCAACAAGTGCAAGTTCAGCAGCAACATCTGCATCATCTGCTGCTACAACTTATGACCAATTTGATGACCGCTACCTTGGTAGCAAGTCATCCCCTCCAACAGTAGATAACGATGGCAACACACTTCTTGTAGGTGCTATCTACTGGAACGATGTCCTTAATAACATGTATGTGTGGTCAGGCAGCGCATGGGTTCAGATTGCTACCACAAGTGTTTACACTGCTCCTACTCTTGGCAGTACAACTATTGCCTCTGGTACTACATATACAACAATCGTTGGTCTAACACTTGATGCTGGCTTAACAACTGCTGACCCAACAGTAAACCTTGGCATTGCCAATAAGCAGTATGTAGATAACAAGGTTAATGGTTTAACTTGGAAGGCAGCGGCTAACCTACGCTCTACTTCAAACATTGCCTTAACTGGAACAGCAGGAACTTTAGTTATTGATGGTCATGCTGCTTTAGTTGCTGCTGACAGTGGATATAGAATTCTTGTCAATGGACAGACAACATCTTCTGACAATGGTATCTATACTTACTCAGATAATGGAAGCACATATACACTTAGTCGTTCATCTGATGCTGATGTTTACACAGAACTTAACGGTGCATCTGTCTATATCCTAGAAGGAACTCTTTACACTGGAACTTCTTGGGTACAAAATAACTACAGCCTATCAAGTTTTTCAGGACAAGATTGGGTTCAGTTTGGCGAAGCAATAACATATAGCGCTGGTACTGGACTTACTCTAACTGATTCAACATTCTCAATAGCAACAGGCTACACAGACGATATAAATATCAATGCCGTAATGGGCGTTCTCTAAAGAAAGGTACAGCAAATAATGACTGTAACATCCAAGGCGCTGGCTAGAACAGCAGCAGCAACTTCTAGTACAACACTCTATACAGCACCAACTACAACATCAGTTGCCGTTGTAACCAACATTGTGTTGGCAAATGCAGCAGCATCTACATCAACAGTTACTGTTGCAATGGATGGCGTTGTAATTGTTCCTGCTGTATCTGTCGCAGCAAACTCTCTTATTGGGTTTGACCTTAAGCAGGTACTGCCAGCAAATGCAACACCAAAGACAATTACTGGTTTTGCATCAACAACTGCAGTGAGCATCCATATCAGTGGAGTGGAGATTAACTAATGACTATTCAAGTATATCCTCCCGTTACCGTTGTAAGCGGTGACCCAGCATCTCAAACATTTCCAGCAACTGCTGCTGGTACATATAATTTAAGTACAGGACTTTCTGTTGGTGTGTATGAAATTACAACCGATACTGTTCAGTCATCATTTACTTTAGGTTTTGCAGATGCCAATGGCTACAGATATACAGGCACCATTCGCGGTGGTAAGGGTTATATCTCAGTTGGTTCGTCTGTAACTAAAATTGTTATTCCTTCTGGTCTAACTTATCCATTAAATATTAACATTAGACTTGGTGCCTATACTCAAATTACAGCACCTACTAGTGTGTCATCTACTTATACCGCTGGCGCAGCAGCAACATTTACTTTTACACCACCAGCAGGTGCTACAAATATAACTGCATATTGGTCAAATGGAGGTAGCACATCTTTTGCAACTACATCTTCACCTAAAACAAGTGTTACTATTCCAACCGCCGTTAATGGTGAACCTGGCGTAGCACTATTAGTTGCATCTGATGCTAATGGAGTTACTGGTATTAGTGTTTCTGTGACTACAAATAATAATTGTTCTCTGCCAATTACAGGTGGTACAGCATCAACATATACAAGTGGTTCTACAAGTTATTTAGTTAATACATTTACATCATCTGGAACTTTAAATGTAAATACCGTTACAAATATTGATTATGTTATTATTGCAGGCGGTGGCGCTGGGTCTGCTGGCGGTGGTGGTGGTGGTGGTATGTTAACTGGCACAAGAACTTCTGCTGCTACTGGTTCATTTACTGTAACCGTTGGTGCTGGTGGTGCTGGAAAATCGGGTAATCGTGGAGCAAGCGGACTTCGAGGAAACCAAGGTTCTAATTCTTCCATTGCTTTTTCTAGCGCACTTACTGCTACTGGTGGCGGTGGTGGAGGTATGATTACAAATGTAAATAATACTTGGACCGTAGAACAACGAGGCGGTGACGGAGGTTCTGGCGGAGGCGGTGGAACTAACTACAACTCTGGTAATGACGGAAACGGCGGGCTAGGAACTGCTGGTCAAGGAAACAATGGTGGTAATGGCAGAGGTGCTGTTTATACTGCATGGACCCGTGGTGCAGGTGGCGGTGGTGCAGGTGTTGCTGGTGCAAACATGCCTAACGATACAACTGGAACTGCTGGTGGCGATGGTGCTGCAACTTCAATAAGCGGAACTTCTACTTACTATGCAGGCGGTGGTGGAGGTGCTGGCTCTGGTGGAGTGACATACGCTGGTGGTTTAGGTGGCGGAACAGCATCTGCTACTACTACCAATGGAATCAGCGCAGCAGCAAACACTGGTGGCGGTGCAGGTGGGCTTAATGGTGGTGCGCCTGCAGGTTATGGCGTAAATGGTTCAGGTGGTTCTGGGATTGTAATAGTAAGGGTGGCTATCTAATGGCACATTTTGCAAAAGTAAATGAAAATAATGTAGTTGAAGAAGTAATTGTTGTTGATAATAAAAATGCCGAAACAGAACAACAGGGCAAAGATTATATTGCTTCTATTGGTCTTGAAGGCAACTGGGTTCAAACTTCATACAATAGAAATTTTAGAAACCAGTTTGCAGGAAAAGGTTTTATTTACGATTCAATAAATGATATGTTTGTACTTGATGAAAATAAATATGTACCAACATTTATAGATTCTTGGCAAGGAATTGTAGAGCCAACCAGCCCATCAATTTTGTTTGATGCTCCTCCAAGATGTGCAAACATTTGGACTATTAGTTTAATCAATCAAGCGTTTCCAAATGCATTTCAAAGATGGGGATACCCACTGCCTCACTCATTGCTATCATTTACTGAGCCAACGCATAAGTTTGATGCTCTTGTAACTACACTTCGTAACCCAATAGATTCTCTTGCATCACAAATTGTTATGTCTAGTTTAGATACAACAAAGAATAGAGAATTAAATAACTTAATTCAGAAGCACATTGATATGTTACAAGTAACTTTAGATAATAAAAACAATGTAACAATCTTTACTTTTGAAACAGCAACACAAACTCCAGAAAAAGTAATTTCTGCATTAAGTAATATTCTTAATCTAGAAGCACAGCCATTTAATAAGGATACAGTATTTGATAACCTTAGTGAAGTGGCTGCTTTAACTGAGGCTTACAATGTGCCTATTGACAATCAAGATGAACTTGATGCAGCAAAGGCTATCTTAAATCAAGAGCGCTTTGCTGATTTGATTGCTAAGGCTAACGAACTCTATACAAAACTATTGGTGTTCATAGAAGCATAATGATTATTCAAATCATTGGTCTGCCTGGCAGTGGTAAGACAACACTTGCCACTGCTCTGGCTGACCGCATCAATGCTGTACATTTAAACGCTGATTATGTACGGGCAACCATTAACTCTGACCTTGGCTTTACGCCTGATGATAGAGTTGAGCATGCTCGCCGTCTTGGTGAGATGGCTAAGATGCTATCTAGCCAAGGCTTAGATGTTGTTGTTGACTTCATCTGCCCTACCGCTGCTACTCGTGCAGCCTTTGGCAAGCCTGACATCTGTATCTGGATGGACACACTTGCCGAGGGTCGCTTCGAGGACACTAACAAACTATGGGAAAAGCCTACTGAGTTTGATTATCATTTTGTGTCTTACGACAGCAAAGGTCAAACAGATTTAATCATTGCTCAATCTAATCTACACGATTGGAAAGCACCCACTACCTTGCTACTTGGTCGTTATCAACCATGGCATGAGGGTCATCACGCACTATTGGAGAAAGCACATGAGCGTACAGCACAGGTTGTTATTGGCGTTAGGGATACTCACGGCACTAGCGAGAAAGACCCTCTGCCTTATCAAGAAGTTGCCAATCGGATACGAGCCGAAGAACGGTCATCTTTCGTTGTAAAGTTTCCTAACATTACCAACATAGTTTATGGTCGTGATGTAGGTTACAAGATTGAGCAAGTTGATTTAGGTGCAGACATACATGCAATTTCAGCAACACAGAAAAGAAAAGAACTTGGCTTGTGAAAGTAACCAAGGCTCGTTCGTTTAGCAAATCACTCAGTTATAGAATTTTTGGAACACTCAGTTCTTTTGCTGTTGTATTTGTTATCACTGGCGAAGGAACTCTTTCTGCGCTGATTGCGCTTTGGGAAACAGTAGTCAAGGTCGGTATCTATTACTGGCACGAAAGAATCTGGGACAAAATATCCTGGGGTAGAAAATCTAATTAAGGAGACATAGTGGCAAGCAGACCACCTGATATATCCGAGCGCGTAATCATTGACCTGTCTGGTCGAACCTCCGCCTACTATGACCCAACCACCTACAAGTTTGATGTTGCTATTGGTGGCATGCCGTTTATCTATGGCATTACAGATGCAACCCCGTACCGCCGTCAGACTGCAGAGTTTAGAACTCAGCGTTTTGACAATGCCCGTGACCCAGGTGAGCAGTCGCTCTCAGGCTCAGGCTATTGGATTCGTTCACAGTCATCCTTCCATTTAGGTGGAGGCATCACCTATCAGGAGCCTATCGTTGGCACCCCTGATGAAGTTAAGTTTCAGTTCTCTGACTCAGTGGGCGTAGACCCATGGACTCCAGGACAGTTGAGCCTGCTCCACTCTACAAGCCTTACACAGGCTTCTACTGCCCGCTCTGGCGTATTCTCTACCATCATTAGTGGCACTGAGTACCTTGTTAAAGTCACTGGTTCAGCAGCCGTTACAGCCCGCGTAACCATTACTACTACCGCTGGCTCATCAACAACAGTTGTTAACAACACAGCAATCAATGAAGAAATTCTTTATGCTGCAATGGGTGGTAATGATTTAATGATGGTCACGCCTACTAAAGTATGGCGTTACTCATTTGACCAGAACTCACCTGCCCTGCATCAAGACTACGCAATCAACACAGCCAATGCCGCAACTGCTTTTATTTCCTATGTCAAGCAACGCTTTATGCTGGGCTTTACTGATGTCAATAAGAATACATTTGTCTATGAATTAGCCCGTAACCTAGGCTCAAGCATTAACCTCAGCACTCTTACTGCCGTCAATGGTAGCGCTACCCTACCTATTGGATTTAGATTCATGGGTATTACAGAGTCAAGTGCTGCTATTTATGTTGGCGGATTCTCAGGTGATGAGGGTATCGCCCTTAAGATTACAGTAGATAACACTGGTGCTTTAGGCACCATGACTACAGTACTTGTGTTGCCTCGAGGCGAACGCCTTACCGCTATGTATGGGTACCTTGGTACATTCGTAGCCCTTGGTACTAGCCGAGGTGTGCGTATTGCAGTTTCAGATGCCAGCGGAAACCTATCGTATGGTCCACTTGTATACGAATCAGCCAATGACATCTACGCATTTACTGCCAGCAATGAGTACATTTTTGCAGGCGTTAAGGGTGAAGTAAATAGTTACTCAGGACTTATTCGCATTAACCTTGGTGCACCACTTGGTAGTGGCAAGTATGCTTATGCTAAGGATATATATGCAGAAGGCGTTACTGGCAGTGTATGGTCTATTGCTACATTTGCTAATGGACACATGGCATTTACTGTTGAAAACTCTGGACTATGGCGAGAGTCTCAAACAGATTACCTTGAGTCAGGTGAAATAACTACTGGCATTATTCGCTTCGATACTTTTGAAAACAAAGCGTGGA